TTAAGTTACAAAGTTCTATCATTTACAATGCATAGAAATGATCGTACTTGATGATAAGAACCACATAGATTAAAATTGTATTACTGGTTTTCAGTTTCTGTTAGAACGAACAATTTTATTTGATGAAAACAATTTTATTTGATAAAAAAACAAGAAAATATTTTGTTGTTATAATTTATTTTTATAATTTTGCCGCAGTTTTATAAAAAGATAAATTTATTACGCTAAATGAAAGTAACAGAATTGATTTTTAGAAGAGAAGATTTCAAAAAATGCATTTGTATGTATCTCAAGTCGCAAGATGCAGTATTTGTTGAACGATTTAAACAAATCAACTCGGCAAATAATGATGCTGAAGCAATAAAGAAGATTTGTAAGATTGATGTCAATAGGATGCAGCGTCAAGAAATAATTGAATGTACAAAGTTGTTCGACTTTTGTCAGAAGTGCGGTAAAGTCTTTTTCAAAGACATATTTCCATTCGATTCATCCAAATGTAATAAGAACAGTCTCAATGCATCCAATCCTGCAACAAGACTCAATGCATCCAATCCTGCAACAAATGTTACTGTATTCAATGCATTGAAGTATCAGTGCATCTGCATTTACAATCAACTACAGAATGAATCCAAAGAAGATGTCTTATACGTACTGAAACTAATTTGCTGCAAACTTCTGGAACATATAAACAACAGCATTACATACAACGAGAATGGTAAGTTTGCATATGAACCGTTTACAACCAAGAAGATTGAAAATACTTGCAATGCTGTTTATGAATCCATATTCAAGAATAGGAATTTTACGGTCCGTACATATGTAGGCGATAACATCAGCATGGACTTTTGCCTGAACCGCAACAAGGACAGCAAGTTGAATTCTAACAATAGATTCAGAGCGGAAAGGTTCAGCAATCAACAGATGTCCAAATATATAGACAACTATGTGAAAAAGATTGGCAAGAATCCTACCATTGACGAACTTACACTTTTCGTTTGTGAAGAGATAATGGACGAACATCAGCATGATGAAAATTTGTCTTTCATAAAGTATCTTCCGTCCAGAAACGTAATCTGGTACTATATCAACAAATTCAATCTTGCCGGGAAACTGGATGTGCGTATGCGAAGCAGAAAGAAGACAGCCAAGGTTAAGGATTGAAAACCGGTTTATTTGTTGAATCATTAAACTTTCAATCAAAATGAACAGAAAGAAGGAAAAGATAAAACGATACGACCTGAACAAGCAGGCTTCGGTTGGAAATGAACTCGTATGTCCTGTATGCGGAAATAAGTTCACCAAGAAGTCTTACCAGCAGGCTTTCTGCTCCACGTTCTGCAAGGACAAGTACTGGAACCAGAAACGCAGGGACAAGGGATACTTCAAGCGCTACAACATCGACCATCCGGAACGCTTGGAAAGGATAGGTATCGACATAGACGAGGATCATTCCGCTGACTATGCTCTCGGAGATCCGGAGTGGGAGAGCGTCGGCAGAATCACGGTTGAGAATGAGAGGCATTTTCTAAGATACGGCAAATCAAAAAAGTATTATTATGGCAATTGACAATATGACAAGTTTGATTTTTTTCATGGTCGTAATCTCGGCAATCATGTTTGGGATTGGAGTGTTGGTTGAACGGGTGTCCAACCGAGTACGCAGTTTCAATTCGATGCCGATGGGAGTTTGCCTGAAGGAACCCGAGTTCATCGTAGAGAAGACAGAAAGAGTGAAAAATGCAAATGACACGACCTATATAAAGAACACGGTCTTGTGTCATTTCTACGATTCAAACGGAAACTACCACCGGTACCATTACGTGTTCTATACGAACGAGAACAAGTTCAATCCTGATGAACGCATATATCTTACACGGAACAAACTGTAGTGACATGTTAGACTTTATTCTTTATGTGACTGTCGGTCCCGATATGTTAGACTTTATTCTTTATGTGACTATCTGTTCCGTATGCCTAATAAGCATTTCATCTGTCATGACATTAATTTTCCATGACGATAAAAAGAACCGTTCCAAAGCGCTCGACTCAACTGCCGAGACCAAGTCCATCGAGAACCATACGGATGAAATTGAACAGTCGAGCAGTGGCGATGATGATGAAAGGACCGTAACAGACGGAACCGTCGGCATCAACGATTTCGTCATTCGGGTTGACGGCAAAGATACGAACAAGTGATTATAAACACCAATAAAAATAGCGATATGGAAATTTCAACACTGATGTTCATAGTGATACTCGTGGTCGCAGTCCTGTTTTCATTCCTCTGTGGAATCTTGATAGAAAGAAGGTCGAGCAGGAATCCCATGATTAACAGCAGACCGAAGAACGGAAGCAACATCCGGGTGGTTGAACCGGAATTCATCGTGACGAATGCCGAATATTCCGGCATAGACGACTTCTGCACACAAATAGTCAAGAACACGGCGAAGAATTCATACTTCGACAATAGCGACAAAATGCATACCATGAGTGTGACATTCTACACTACCGGCTCCAAGTACAGCATTGGGGACAGGCTGGTGTTCGTGACAAGGAAAGAGCTTGACGACTTGAGATTCATAAGGGACAGCAAAAATGGAAAACAGTCATAGGATGTTGCTTCTGCGCGAGATAGCGAAGCATTTCCCGTACGGTCTGAAGTGCAGGCTCGACCTTGACGGTTATCTGGAATGGAACACGGAGTACAAGGACAAGGTTGAGAAGGCATGCAGGTTGAGACCGGAACTGTACGAGAACATGAAGTCCCGTGCATACACGATTTACGGAATCATGGGGGAGCGTGTCTCGCTGCTGGAGCTTGACGGTTGCGATGAGTACCTTGTGCCGGTCGAGTTCGTGAAGCCGTACCTGTACTCGATGAAGTCTCCGAACTCTCCGCTTGCGCGGCTGAGCGAAACAAGCAGCATGGACGTGTCCGGAACAGGTTCCCTGACAAACTTCCTTCTGTCCATGATTTCGCAGAACGAACTGCACAAGGTTCTCAACACGATGTCCGAAGGTTTCGACTGGATGTACGCGAAGCATATAGACAATGCGAACCTGCTGGAGATGGATCTCGCAATCGAGGTCGGTCCTGACGGATTTCCTTATGCGGATACGTCTGTCAAGGTAGATGCCAGTGAGAACTCGGTCGTGTTCAAGGACGGTTCTGTCCATATAACTGTCGATGGAACGACATTCAAGCTGTCAGATAAACAGCTCGGAACGGTGAACCGGATGCTTGACGCGGCACGGCAGTCGAACGTCGGTTCCGCATGGATTGACAGCGATGACAGTCTCCATGTGCTGATGAAGTCTCCATATGCGGATAATGCCGGACTTGACAGTGAAATGTAATTCCATTGCTACTGCATGAAGTTATATACTGTTTTCAACAAGGAACTCGATAAACAGGAATCTTTTATATAAAACAGATAAGACAATGATTACTATTGATAACATAATGCTGGGAGACTATGTCCAGCTTTTCGAGAATGACAGCAATAAGCGCAAGTTCTATACTGTGGTCGCTATGGACGGTGAGAGCGGAAGCGTCAGGATTGTTGACGAGAACGGATTCAAGATTGAGACCTCGTTCAGCAACCTGCTGCCGGTTCCCCTCAGTGCGAGCGTGATGAAGCGGTTGGGCTTTGAAAGAATCGGAGGAACTTCGACTCTGACTGTGGGCAACGTGAAAATCCACATATTCCACTGGAGCGACTGCAGACTTGAGCTGATTGTATATGACGACGAGCAGAATCCCGTAATCAGACAGAACGTGATGTACGTCAGCGATATCCAGCATCTGCTGAAGCAGTTCAAGGTCAAGGAGCCTCTCGTGGTTTGCATCCCGAAACACGCTACCGAGGAATCGTGGCATGGCGGCGGCTTGTATTCGAACGGATTTCCGTATGTTGACCTTGGCTTGCCGAGCGGAACCCTGTGGGCTGAGATGAACATCGGTGCGAATGACAAGACAGAACACGGTCTATATTTCGCGTTCGGCGACACGAAAGTCCATGATTCATCTTACGAGTTCCGGGAGAGCAACTATCTGTGGTATGATGATGCGCGTGATGCGCTGAAGTATTATAGCAAGGACGGGCTGACAGAACTTTATCCGGAAGACGACGCAGCAAGGCAGGTTCTTGGCGGAAGTTGGATGGTTCCGTCGAAGGAACAGTTCTTGGAACTGCTTGACGAGAGAAACTGCACATGCAGGCATGTTGAGACTGACAGGTATGCCGGACAGCTGTTCACGTCTGTCCGTAATGGAAACCAGTTATTCTTGCCGGTCGGCGGTATGATTATTTGCGGTCGTGAATACGGATTGAGAACGGACGGAGACTACTGGACAAGGAATAATAATCCAGAAGATGATAGAGAAGCGTTTATCTACACGTTTGGAGATTGTGATTCCGGTCACGTGTTCAACAACTCCAGAGAATGCGGATGCAGCATCCGTGCAGTCATGTCCAAGAATAATAAAATAAGATAATTATGTACAAAATTTTAACATCAAAAGAAAATGAGCATGAGATAGCTACTGCATTGTTGTCTAATGAAGAAGATTATTTATCATATATAAAAGATAATAATTTTATAGAAGAAGAAGATTTTAAAGAAATTCTATTTGGGAAACCAAGTCATTATCCAGCAATTTTGGTTACTCATTTTTGCATTTCAATGACTGGAATGCCTGGGTTAATTCCTCATAAAGTATACGGAGAGTACATATATCTTTCTTCATTTGAAACTCATTAACCAGAATACAAGGCAATGGATAAGGCAAAGACAATCAAAGAAGTAATCGAGCAGTTTCCTGAACAGTTCAGGAGAGCGGTCAAGTCCGGATTCAACTTCAGTATCGAATATACTTCGAATGGCGGAAACTGCGACCAGCAATATCTGGATTCCCACGGATATGAGGTGACTATGGACTCGTGGGGTGCAAGCCGAGTATCCGGTCTGTCTGACCTGAAAGTCGAGGACAGTGATAATTATGGAATCGTTTATGCACGCATGAGTCCAGTCGGATACAATGATTCTTTCCGCGTGTTCTGTGACATGTTCAACCAGGGATATGTGAGCCTGCGCAGAGTCGGACTGACAATCGGCGGCGACCATTACAGATACGACATAGAGACCGGACAGTGGTCCAAGTTTATGGATGGAAGCATGCGCTGGTTTCCGTGCGAATGTCCGGTGGATTAGCGAGACAAGATTTAGAAACAATCATTTATAATCAAGCAAAATTATGGAAGAAATCATAAGCAAGTTCCCGGAACCGTTCAGGAGCGTAGTCCGCAGCGAATATGCATTCAGCATCGACTACAGGTCTGATAGCGACCATGAGTATCTGAAAGAACACGGCTATACGATTCACACAGGCAGCGACTGTTCGAACTATGTCGTGGATCTCGGATATCTGAACGCGACAAGTTACGGAAACTGGGGAACCCTGTATTCCGCAAACGGAAATTGCGATGAAGTGAAAGAGTACAGAAAGGCTCTTGCTGTGCTCTGTGACATGTTCAAGGAGAGGGTGATTACGCTGTGGAGAATCCGTATGTATATAGACAAGGTTGGCTACAACTATGACGAGGATACCAAGCGGTGGACCAAGTACGACAGCGAAAGGAGAGAATTGGTCGAATGCGAGAATCCGTTACCGGAAGAAGATGGAATCGAATGCGATAAGCTCTTTTAGTATTGTAGATTACTGTATCGACAATTACTATTATAAGGACCCCGGTGGCGGAGTGTATCTTGTTGACGCCTTCAGAGACCTGCACGAGAAGTTCGGATGGACTTATCCGGAAATCCATAAGAAGTTCTACGATGAAGTTCAGCAGCGCAGGGATGAGGTCTTTATTACAAGATGCTCCACCTGCTGGCTCGACAGAAGCGATAAGAAGATTCTTCCAATATATCACAACCAGTACTACTCGCATCTAATGAAGATGAAACCTTGAAGATATTATCAACAACCGTAAAACGAAAATGCAATGACGATTGAAGAATTCAGAAAGCTCGAACCGTCCAAGAACCGCTTGGACCTCGTATCCTTATTGGAATGCTGTGAGGATATTAACAAGCTGGACAAGCCGGAAACACATGAACTGTACATGGACGCGAAGAAGACAGAGGACATGCTGATTGCCGGTTTGCTTGGCAAGGCTTACAACGCGCACCGCATCTTCGGCATCAAGAACATAGACTCTGTCATGGTCGATGTCGCGAACGACGACGGCAGCGGATTCCGTCCGGACAAGGTTGAAATAGTTTCCGTCATCTTCGTTCCGGAGACCGGTACATATAACATTCTCGCAAAGAGCGGAGAAAGGATTCCGTTCTCGTTCATCCGCGAGGTCGGGCTTGTCGCAAGCGCCATCTTGGACAGGCTGATTAAGTTCTACAACCTGATGGACACGCTGGTCACTGACGGGGAGATTTTCACGGCTTGAAGATAAATAGAAAAATTTGTCATCCTGCTGATGGATTTCATTCAGGGCAACTATACCGGACAAACGAACTACTCGTTCCCGATGGACTGCGAGACGCTGGACTATATCCAGACGAACAACTACATGAGCCAGATCATCGGAAACATATGCAACGCGAAATGCGTGATACTGAGCGGGTGCGGCGCGAACGGAAATGGAAGGGGAACCGGATACGTGTTCGTGAAGACCATCGACCATCCAGAGGGAGAGGTTCTGTTCTACGACGCAGAAAACGTGACGGATACTCCGACTACTGTCTATCTGCGCAAGAAGTGGATAAGCATACAGTCCAACAACGTGAACTACCAGAACGCGTACACGAAAAGATGGATAAGTCCTGTGGAGCCTGAGGATACGGCAAGCGCTCCGGAGACGTTCGAATGGAGACAGTTCGTGTTCGGAAAGAACTGCGGAAGCCTGTTCGGAGAAATCAAGATATGGTCCGGCTCGGACAGCAGCATTCCGGAGGGATACCTGCTCTGCGACGGAAGCGAGTACAGCAAGAACGAATATCCGCATCTGTTCGACGCGATAGGCGAAGGCTACAACACGCAGTTCAAGCCAACCGACGACCACAACTCGCAGAACGTGTGGACGAGTCCACAGAGCGACTCGTTCAGGGTTCCGGACCTGAGGTCGAGGTTCGTGGTCGGATACGACGGGTCCGACAGCTCCGGGGACTACTCCCTCCACAAGCAGGGCGGAAAGGGGACCGTGCAGCTGACAAGCTACCAGTCCGGGCTTCCGGCGCACAGCCATACGACTTCCGGTCATACTCACGGTGTCGGTTCATACCAGATCAGCGGTTCGTTCACCGCCGACGACTCGATGCTCGGTATCGGACGGTATGATGATTCGAAGTTCAAGCCGGAAGGCGCGTTCGTGAACAAGACCGGACCAAGCCCGACGCTCAACATAGACTTCGATACCCATAACGACAGGGAAGGCGGAAGGCTGTATCTTGAAGCGAAGGCTGGAAACGGATTCACCGGAAATTCAGGGAGCACGACAGTCGATGTCAACTCGAGTGAGAGTTCGAATGCATCGCAGGCGCATGAGAACAAGCCGAGGTACTTCGCGATGGCTTACATCATCAGGGCGAGATAGAAAGAAAAGTGAGATTTTAAGTTTGTTAATCGACAGACAATAATTAACAAATGTTAAAAAAATAAAGAGTTTGCAATTTTTTTCGTGCAAACTCTTGTTTTGTTTATAAATCTTTCATATATTTGTCAATGAAAATGTTTTTGACAAAAAGGGAAAGCAAAATGGAAGATGTCATAGCAACGTACAAATGTGTCAAGGAATATGTTCAAAGAGAATTCCTGGGCAATAAGGTTGTCGCTTTCACTCCGAACAAGTTTTATAAGAGCAAGAACGGAATCATTATCGACGAGCGCGGGAAACAGCACTTCACGCACGTATTGTTGACCAAGGGCTACATCGACGAGGTCAAGACCGACGTGCCGGACTACTATTATGTCGAGATGACGGACGACGGCTCGTTCGGGTTCGTCGTGAAATCCGCCAAGTGGGGACAGAAAACCACGGACGAACTATACAGAATGACGAACGGAAACATGTTCTTCAGGAAAGAGGATGCCGAGGCTCATGCCGCATACCTTAACTCAAATACAAGAAATATCATCGGGACAGATGCAGAAACCAAAGAAGATGTTCGTGAGGATGAACTCGCGGACGCCGCTGAATAGAATCATCGATATATTGACGTTCTATGGCGGAACATATGAATACGATTCGGCAGACGCGTCAGCCGAGTATTTCCGCATAGAGAGCGACGGAACCATCAAGGGATATTCGGGCATCTGCAACAAGACGGTCATCGGATGGCTTGTATGCGGATACAAGGAACTTCTATATTCCCCAGAGCTCGACCAGTTCTACGAGGTTGACGAGTTCGAGGTGGTCAGGCTGACGGACGACAATGGAGACGACTCTGTCGAGATATGGCCGGCAGGAGCATGCGAGTCGGACAATGCGGAGATTCTGTGGTGCTGCGACAGCCTTGAGAATTGCATAGATTATGTCAAGAAGCACAGTTCGGTTGAGATTCCTGTTTATGAGAACGACGAGCACGACCGATTCCTTCACAGGATGTCAAGGGTGTTCGCGGTCGAGCAGAATCCGGAGAACATCTACATGATGCTGAAGAGCATGGAAATATAACAACCAAAGATATGAAGCGATGAGTAACGAGAAAAGCAAGAAACTGTTTGAAAGACTGTCGATTCCGGAGAACATCCATGACTATCTGGTGGATGACACGGAACCGATGTCGAAGAGGGTTGAGGTCCTGATTAGCAGGACCCGGAACAAGGATGCCGAGCTTGGACAGACGCTGTTCGACTTCCTTTCGTATGTTTTCGGGTCTGTGTGGCACAAGCCGGATGTCCGTCCGGACGGAAAGCGGAAGATCCTGGCAAAGGACGTGTCCGGAAGCGTGTACGTCTGCATGTACGACAAGCATTTCGACCGTCTGGTGTACGACGACCAGCCTTCCGCTCACAGGACCTGGGACACGTGCGGGTTCGAGAAGTGGGCTTATCTTGACGATGTTGTCTAACTACTAAATAAGAAAGAATCATTATGGAACAGAGAAAGTTAATTTTATTTCTTTTTGCAGCGATTGCGCTGATGACATTCTCATCATGCGCGACTATCTGTGCAGGTGGCGATCCGAGTATTACAATCAATGGTCAGATTGACGAGCCGGTGACAATCAGGACGGAAAAGCAGACTTATACGCGGGTTATGCTTCCGGCCGTGGTTCAAGTCGATAAGCACAAGTTGAAAGATCAGAGGATCCATATCGAGTCGGAGCACTATTTGTTCAATGACTTATTTCTGGACAAGCAGGTCAATGGCTGGACTTTTGCCAATATCATACTCGGAGGAGTTGTCGGATGGGGTGTTGACCTTATCACGAATTGCGTCGTGAGACCGAAGCAGACGCAATTTACCGTACAGCCGATAGCAAAGAACAAAGTTGAATAGAACAAGAAACAAGACACTGCTATGGATAATTATATAGATACATCTGTCGTAACGACAGAGCGGATTGCGAGCGAGGCTCTGTGCGAGCTGCTCAAGAAGCACGGCTTCAATGAGAAGTGCCGCGCGTTCTGGAAACCTGCGGAGAGCGGAACGAGGGTTCTGATGACATGTGACGGCAACAGCATTTCCATATGCACCAACGGCACTCTTGCATCCCAGTACGACAACGCGCTTGCCGCTCCGACGCACCAGACAGTGCATGACTGGCTTGCCGATAAATGGGGCATCTTCATCAAGATCGACTGCATTCCTGCAGCGAACAAGAGGGGCTATGCGTTCATCGGCGTCATAAAGGACATGGGCAACAAGTGCATGCCGTTCGAGACCGAGATAGACGAGTTCGACTACGAGAGCTCCAGCGACGCGTTCGAGACGCTTGCCAAGTACACTCTTGAGGAAATTCTCTAATATAGACACCACAATGGAAAAGTACAGCAAGAACGACATACTCGTCAATACAAGCACCGGCGAGAAGTTCATCATCACCGAGGTGATGGCGGACTCGTGCCTGGTCCAGCACTACGTGAGCGGGCACGAGCGCCTGATATGCCAGAAAGACCTTCCTCAGTACAGGCACGGCGGCTGCGCTGTTGCCGGAGGGAACTTCTACGTGTGCGTTGAGAGCGAGAACGGAAGCGAGTTCAAGGTCGGAAAGACGTACATGTCCGACGAGAACGACCATCTGATTGGCGAGAGCGGAAAGAGCGTGATGGTCACGGACGGTTGCAGGTTCCGGAACTGGACGCTTGCCGACGCGAAGCCCGGAGACGTTCTCAAGACATACGGGTACATATTCGAGGTGAAGGAGATTAGCGGCGGAGAGGTTTCCGCAAGCATGTGCATCGACTCGTACGGGGTGTCGTATCCGGACATGAAGTTCACGCCGTACGGTCATGTGATGCCGGCCACCTATATCGAGAAGCTCAGGCTTGTCAGGAAATATAATACCGAGATTTCGGAACCTGTGGCTGTGAATACAGATGAGAGGACATGGTTCCGCAAGGCGATGGACTTCATCAAATACCTGTTCTCGTGATGAAGGAGTCGTCTCTATATAACGGAGACTGTTCCGAGGTTCTCGACAGGCTGGCTGGACAGTCTGTTGTTGCTGATTGCGTAATCACGGACCTTCCGTACTACAAAGTGGTCAGCGACGATTTCGACAACCAGTGGAACACACCGGATGAGTATCTCGACTGGGTCCGTGATGTCTTGGTGAAAGTTGATTCCGTGGCAAAAGACAACGCGAACATCATCCTGTTCGCCAGCAGGCAGATGATGCGCCAGATCTCCAACATAGCCATTGATGAGATTGAATGGACAGATGTCCGGACAATCATCTGGGCAAGGAAGCGCGGCTTCAACAACACCCGAGGACGCGCTCTTGCTTCCGGATACGAGCCGATTCTCCACTTCTGCAAGGGCGATGGCGGAACCTTCAACAGCATCAAGGTCAATGTCGAGTCCGCAAGACCTGAGTACACGAGGGGAACGTTGAAGGACGGAGTCACCCTTTCCGATGTATGGGCAGACATACCAGCGCTTCCGCACAACTCGAAGGAGAAGGTCGCTCATCCGACACAGAAACCTGTCAGGCTGATGGAACGCATCGTGAGCCTTTATTCGAATCCAGATGACTTGGTGCTTGACTTCTGCATGGGAAGCGGGAGCACGGGCGTTGCGTGCAGCAGGCTCGGAAGAAGGTTCATCGGAATCGAGAAAGACGGCGGTTATTATGAGATTGCAAGACAGCGGATGGAAGACGAGGCATCCGGATTGTTCTAAAACGAATTATCACATATGGCAAGAAAGAAAAAGGAAACAAACAGGCATCTTCTGTGGGCGGAGCACGAGGTCGAGCTCGCATGCCGCAGGAAGAACAGCAATGACAATGGAGATGACGGTCACGACTATCTGCAGGCTTGCTACGATGTCGCGTTGTCCGCATATGAGAAATGCATAAAGGGAAACCTGACAGGCGCGCAGTTCCCGGTGATGACCATGATTCTTGAGAGGCTTCTTCACAACCAGCCGCTGATGCCGATTACTGACGCGGATTTCCTGAAGGAGGGATTCAGCGCAGAGGAACTATCAATCATGAGTCCGGACGATCTGCGCAGGGAAGGATACCGCTCGTACATACAGTGCAGGAGATGCATGTCCGTTTTCCGCATCGAGGGACTGGACGGCAGAATCCGCTACAAGGATTTGGACAGGGGATACTTCGTGAACATCGACAACCCGGCTGACAAGTACGTGTCCGACATGTCGTTCCTTGACGACATGTATCCTATCAAAATGCCGTACTATCCGTCGTCGAAGAAGTTCGTCATATACGAGAGGAAGTTCCTGACGGACGAGAGGAACGGCGACTACGACACGAAGGGCACGCTGTACATGCTGACGCCGGACGGGGAACGCGTTGACCTGAACATATACAGGACGGAGATTAACGGGACGATGGTCAGAATCAGCAAGGAGGACTTTGACGCGCTGTACGAGAAGCGGATATATAGGAAGAAGGGCTGATAGCCATATAAAATCTTACCGGTCATGGATTGAGCAGAAAATCTTTCGGAGAATTGAGCAGGGGCGACAGGATGTATGTAATCACGAGGGTCCAGAGGACATACGACCTGTCCATGTACATATATCCGGTCAAGGTGCGCGACATCTACCGCACGGAGACTCTAACGTACATCCAGTTCGACAGCAGCAGGAAGCATACGGGAGTTGACCTGAAATGGGTGCATGACAAGCATGCAAGCACGAGCAACGCGTACTTCATCGACAACGAGCCTAACATGGTGAACGAGATATACGCCTTCACTTCAAGGCAGGACGCGCTTGACTTCCGCAGAGACTACATAGACAAAACAATAGAGAAGCTGAGCAGGAAGATAGAGTACCTTGAGAAATTCAGATGACATGTTGTACTTTACTTTATAAAAACAGATGGAAATGAACAAGAATGATTACGTGTCCTTCGGGAACGCGCAGTGGCTTGCCGAGCGGGGTTTCCGCATGGGACAGACCGCGTTCGTGAGGACGAAGGATGTCGAGGTTTATGTCAAGAGCGACCACTATGGCGGCGAGTACGGAATAGGCTACAGGACGATGCGTCCGGGGATGGTCATAGACGTGTCGTGGATACAGGCGCAGAACGACAGGAACTTCCTGATTCCGGCGCCGACTGTCGGAGAGGCTGCGGACTTCGTGTCGCGGACATGCGGAAAGTTCAAGGTCGTGCGGAAGCTCAACCCGCTTCTTAAGCAGATCCACTACGACATCATATACATGGACTGCATAGTGGTGATGGAGACGAAGCCTGCCGAGACGATGAAGGATGCGGTGGACAACCTGTTGTCCGACGACAGGTTCCGCAGGCTGTACGAGTGCGATGAAAGAGACGGTGACGAGACCGAGACGATATATGAGTACCTTTGACGCAAACTTTCTCCGGGAATGCTTTCTGGAGTTCGCAAGGGACCGCGGACTGGCCGTTCAGGAGAAGCCGGACGGTAAGGTATCGTTCAGCGCGGGCGGCGTCGACATGGCGTTCGTGGCTGACGGCAGAGACAGTTCCCTTTTCAAGATTGTTGCGATGAACGTGGTCCACATTGCGCAGTACGGGGACGACGCGGAGATGTTCGTGAACCACATGAACACCAAGTTCAAGCTGGTCAAGACGTTCATCCTGCGCGGAATGGTATGCATGTCCATAGACCAGCTGGTCTATTCGCCGATGTTCATCGACAGGCTGTTCGCGCGGACTGTCCGGACGATGAGCGAGGTTGTCGGCTTCTGCATGGAGCACAAGGTCATGAACGTTCTGGAGATGTAGAATCAACCCTGCAAGGAACACTCTTTTTTTCCATAATGATAAATAGAGACAGATGGACCGGCAATGACGGATACTGTCGGAAGGCGCGACCGTCTTGGACGATGGTTCGCGCTTTTTGTTTTCTGATGCTTATTGCTTATTGCTTGTATGGTTGCCGGTTCCGGACAAACGCTATTTTGGATAACAATTATGGAAAGATATGATACAGTCACCATATGCACCATGGAGTACGGACCGAAGGTCGCTGACATGAGGAAGGCGGAGAGCGACGTTGCGAAGCTTGTAGCCGGCGGATACGACGTCGTGTTCAGCAAGTGCGTCGTGACAAAGACTTCCAATGTCTACATGAGCAGGATGAACGAGAAGCAGGCCGAGGAGTTCGACTACTGCTATGTGCTCAGGAAGCCTGCCGGGAATCCGGAAGCGCTCAACTCGTAGATGCACAGTTGCTTCTGTTGGCACATGGAGACTGCGGTTCCGCGCCTGATTATGCGGAATCATTATAGAAACGTCATTGCTTTGGTTAAACAATGTTAAAAACCGGAAAATAACAACCGGTTTTCTTGCGCGGAATCTTTAGAAATCGTAATTTTGCAGCGAATCACCAAAACTGATATGCCATGGGACGTTATCTGGTCATCGCCGTGATTGCGCTTCTCGCGCCGTCGTCGGCACGCTCCCAGGAGGGCGGCATCTACGGATCCTGGAGGATAGACAACATCGTCTACACGTTCACGAGGGACTCCCTCTACATCGACGACGAGGTCGAGGGCTTCGCGTACCTGTTCCATAGGGACTCGGGGGACCTGCTCAAGATTACCTACGACTCGAACGTGAACGGAATCACGGGCACAATCCAGATACTGTACATGGACAGGGTGAAGATGGTGGCGAGGTTCACCAGCATGGACGACGTGGTCGAGACCGGAATCCTGTTTAGGGAGCCGGAGTACCACTTCCGCCTGTTCTTCTCGAAGGACGCGGACTACGTGTCCACGGCGCATGTCAGCCGAGGGAATGAATCCAGATGAGTTTTACGATATTTTTAATTCAACGCAACAATGATTAGTTCAATAGAGTTCACTACCGGAAAGTACGGATACGTCAACGCGAAGGTGATGAAGCCGGTGCGCCCTTCAGTCAGGGACATCGGACCGAGACCGTTCATCTTCCGCCGCGATCCGGAAGAGAGGGATAGGAAGCTGGAAGAGTGGAACGAGAAGAAGCGCATGCTCAACGAGCAGTACGAGAAGGAGCTTGAGGAGTACAACAAGAAGAAGGGCGAATATGAGAACCCGTACCTTGCGAAGTGCCTCATCAACCGGAAGATCCGCTTCTCCGACAACAGGGTCAACGTCATCGTCGGTCCGAACGGATGCGGAAAGAGCACGATTATCAGGGCTATCGCGGCATATGCCGGATGCGGGCTTGACGGATTCCCGGTGCTGAAGGAGCCGAGCATGCTCAAATATGTCATCACCGGCGCCTCGACGGAAGAGGACTACGACGACCAGATAGAGAAGACCATTATCCAAGAGATGAAGAACCCGTGCAGGATTGACTGGGACGGAACCCCGGTCTATTTCCACAACTTCAGCGCGAGGCTTGAGCGTGCAGGCAACTCGTTCGGAAGCATCCAGGGTGGCGGCGGCTTCATCAGCAACTGCGCGGAAGAGGCGATGTGGCACATCAACAAGGGACAGATGTGCGGAGGAGAGCGCGCCGTGTACATGCTGCAGAACCTGTACGAGACAGTCAACAGGACAGTCAGCTACGACGAGCTGTTCGCATATGACAGCAAGCGCGTGAACGACGTGTGGATGAACACGTTCGAGGCGCAGCGCAGGCACTACGGAAAGTTCCGCAACTTCTCTGTCAAGAAGCCTTGCACCCTGCTGCTCGACGAGCTTGACCAGAACTTCGACATCGCCACGAACATCCAGCTGTACGGAGAGTTCCTTCCGACGCTCATAGAGCGCACGGGAATCCAGATCATATCGGTTTCCCATTCTCCGATAGTGCTGTCGGACGCGGTTTTCAACTCGGAGCGCTACAATGTCATATCGATCGACGACGAGTTCACCGCGCAGTGCAGGGAGAACCTCTCCGGTATGTTCAAGACCGCGGAGAAGACAACAGGAAAGAAAGTGAAACACATTTTCGCAGAAGAGAAATGAGAAGGATTGTTGCTGCCATATTGCTGACGGTGCTATCGGCATCCACTACGGTGTCTGCGCAGTCGAGAACCGTTGCCGTAAGGAACAACGGAAACGACCTGCTGTACATAGAAGCCTCCGTGTCCGGCTACAGGATGGACAACGTCATCGTCGACACCGGCAGCAACAAGTCTCTCCTGTCATACACGGACTATGTCGAGATGAAGCGGCGCGGAATCATATCAAGGGACAACTTCGCCGGATACGTGAACATCCGCACGAGCGCGAACACTGTCGCCCGCAGGGAAAGCTACCGGGTGGACGGCTTCGAGTTCCTCGGATTCCGACTTGACAACGTCGTGGTCATCTTCGACACCTCCAGCAAGAGCAGCAGGACAAGGATTATCGGAATGAACATACTGGGTCAGTTCGACAAGATTGAGTACTCTCCGAAGAGAAAGGAACTGACTGTCAGTTTATAAACCATAATTGCATGGACAATGTAGAAAAAATCAAAGCCGAGATAAAAAGGCGGAAAGCATTGGCTGACAAAGAAAAAGACAATATGTATTTCTTTGCAAGAAGTGATGCTTATAGGGAACTGCTGAACTATATCGACTCTTTGGACAAAGAACCTGAGTGCATATGCAACCACACGTCAGACAACCATCGAATTGCTATTGGAACCATAATCAGATCAAAGACAAACCCGGATGTGATTCTGAGGATTATTTCTGACGATTGCCATGGTGATGAGTTCGAATGCTCGAACGGCAGCGTATTGTCATTCGAGCAAATCGAAAAACATTACGACATTATAGAATAAACGGAAAAGATATGGCGTCTATTAATGTTGATACTGGTAAAATTGATCCTGAGTTTAAATTAAATCGTGGATATTGGTGTACCGGTTGCGCAAATTATTTTGATGAAGATGATACTGTATGCAAACGCGGTTGCAAGTATTATTTTCCACCATTAAAGAGTCATCCTACGGCTGACGAACTTATTGCTCGGTGGAAAAAGGAAAAGGATAAACAAACTGGATAGTAAAGTGGCAGAATATTTTGAATTTTGTATGTTTTTTTTTCATCAGTATCTGGTTTTTTATTATATTTTTTTCCAGATGCTGAAACAGAAGAAGCAGGACTGATGCGATATCAACCCTGCTTCGTTTGTTTGTAATGGATACGTTCTTTATCTTCTTCCTCTTGAGCCGAACATCGGTCTGCTTCCGCCACCGCCTGACGGTCTGCTTCCGCTCACAACTCTCGAATTGACTCCGAACCCAGGCTTCGGTCCGCCGCCACCGTGCGGATTCGGACCGCTTCCGAACCCGTGGTGTCCGTGTCCCTTGTAGTTGAGGTCGTACTCCATGTGTCCGCCTGCGTGCGGTCCATGCGCGTGACCGGGAGTGTGCACGATAGGATGCGGATTGCCTGTCGCACCGAACCTCGGATAGTGTCCTCCGTGCGGCGGAATCCTGACTCCGTAGGTGTGTCCAGACGCATAGATGACCCTGCCTCCGCAGCTGTGTACGTGGTTCACGAACTGGACAGGTCTTCCGTAGTCGTGCATCACCACGACTCCTGTCGCGGTGCCGCCGGTTCTTGCCATCGTTCCGTTGTAGACGTTCACGACCTCGTTGTTGTTGATGGTCACGTCCCCGCTGCCCGTATTGGTGATTGCGTACTGGTTGATGCTTCCCTGCACGTTCGAGTCCGTAATCTGGTTCTGCATCGTATCGACCACTTCCTTGACCTCGTCCGCGTTCACAGTCTCGGGCATTTCCAGTTTAGGTTCCAAGTCCGGAAGCTTCGCAACAAGGACATCTCCTTCCGGCGGAGCGATGGTGGTCGGCTCAAGCGGATCTATTTCAACCGGCTCCGTCTCCGCTATAGCAAGCATCATGTCCTCCGTATCGACATCAGACACCTTCGGTCCGTCCGGAACGACCGGAACAGACGGCTTCGGAATCTCGGGAGCCGGGTTCACGACAACCTCGTCTATGACCTTCTCTATCTCTTCCGGGTCGTCATGCTGCGCTATCTCCGCAGGGATTTCCTTGTCCGTATGGAACAGGCTGTGGAACCAGTCGTTGATCTGGTCCGCGTAGATGTAGAACAGCGTCGGCGTCAGGACGGCGATGACAAGGCAGAGTATGGTCCTCAGGTCGAACAGGTGCGAGTGCTTCACCACTCCGTTCTTGTACTTGAACGACTGCTTGTACGTGAGGGTCCTGTTCACGATGATTCTCATCACGTTCTTCACCATCCAGAGAGCCTTGCAGGCGATGACAAGGATTACAAGGCCTGTGCCTGCGAGACCGAACACGGATGACGCGATGAGCGGAACGAGCGTGCACACGATGAACGAGCCTATGATGGAGTACAGCAGAACGCGGAAGAATCCGAGCCTCTCTCCCTTGGCGTTCGTTCCTGATATGAAGGTGCGGAAGAGGAAGTTGCTCTTCGACTTCTCTGTCCATTCATCCTTGTGGCTGAGGAACCAGTTGTCCAGCTTCTGCGTGCTGTCCTCATACTCGCCTTCCGCTTCCTCGTTCAGCTTCTTGTATGATCCGTCCTTGCACCTTGCGAGCACGTATTCGAGAACATAGTTGAACGTGGCGTCGGATACCTTGTCCGTCTCATGGAGCTTGGACAGCTTTCCGCGGAGCATGTCAGGCGCGCCGTTCACCACCTTCTCGCTGTTGAACACCCCGAACGACAGGACCGCTTCCTTAAGGGAGTCACCGAGCCTTGCGAAGAGTCCTGCCATGAACCTGACGAAGTCGGAAGCCTTGCTGATTCCGGACTTCAGCACCTTCTCTATGAACTCGACCGCGGTCCTTATCCTCTGCGGAAGCGTCTTGAGCAGGTCCGCTATGGACTTCATCGCGCTGCCCGCCTTTTCGATGCCCTTCTTGGTCAGGTCGATGACATTGCTTGCGGTCTTTCTCGCCGCGTTCTTTGTCTTGTCCAAGAAGGACTTCAGGTCCTCGTTGGTCATGTATGTCTCAAGGAGCTGGTACTCCAAGCAGGATATCGCATTGGTTGCCGCGGTCCTTTCCGCGCTTCCGAACACTATGTCCCTCGCTATGCCGCCGGAGTATCCCTCGGCTACGAGCCTCCTGTTCCTTCCGTACATGTCAAGCTTCGAGAACATCTTCTCGAGCTCCTGGTTTCTGTTGATTTCGTAAGACTCGTCGAGCCTTGTGAGTATGTTGACGTACATTTCAGTTCCTGTTGATTATTTTAGTCTGATCGGGAATATGTTCTCATGGAACCTGAGCAGTGCCTGCAGGTTGTCGTTGAACGTTCTCGTGAAGTTGTACATGATGAACGGAATCTTTCCGCCGAGAAGAAGCGCCTTCCAGTAGTGCCCGGTCTTTCCTGACAGGAACATGTACGCGTCGTTTCCGTTCGTCACGAGGGATATTGCGTATGAGCAGTCCTTGGTGAGCACGATGTTGTTCTTCTTGTCCAGATCGTCATCGTCGTATCCGTTCACGCTGAACACCTTCGCCAGCTCTTTCACGTTTCCCGGATTGTTGTCCGACAGGCGCAGGTATGTCTCGTAGGAGTGCTGCGGAACATTGATGTCAACGGCGATGTCGCGCAGGGTGACTCTCGATTCCGCCTTGTCTTCCACGGTTCCGTTTATCTTGTCAGCCACCTTTCCGATTCCTTTCTTGAACAGCTCTATGAACTTCTTCTCCGCGTCTGCAAGGGACCAGTTCTTCGGCTTCGCCACCGCGTTCGATGAGGCGTACAGGTTGAAGAACAGGCGCAGCCTCCTTGTCGAGCGGTTGGCCATCGCTATCTGCACGATGTAGTATCCGACCTTCCATATGATTTCCTCGTCGGCCCTCCTGCTCTTGTGCGGAATCTCCTTCCTGAACAGGACCTTGCGGTCGAAGCCGCTCTTGTCTATGATTTCGGTCAGCGGACTCTTATCCCTGTAGTACTGGATTCCGGTATAGATTCCGGAAAACAGCTTCCGGTAGTCGTCGTCGGAGTCGAAGTCACCGCTGTCGATTATCTTGTCGAATGCGGTCACAATCTTCCTGTTCTTGTTGTACAGGACCGTGATGGCTGCGCGGGCCATGCTGATGATTTCATCCCTTGACGGATTGTACCGCTCGTCCTTCCATATCTTTTCATTGTCTTTGACCATCTATAAGAGCAACAATGGTTTGATGTATTTATCTTACGGTCCATTCGGCGCCGAAAATGAAAATATGTGGCGGAATGCTTGCACGGAACGAAATAAATCTGTAAATTTGCAGTCCGGAAGCAATGCCGGGCGATTGAAAAATGCAGTTTATAGATGACGAAATGGAAACATCTGCTGGAATCATAGTATGGAAAAGAAAGGACGGGGACGTGCAGTTCTTCCTGTGCTCTCCGGGCGGACCTCTGTACCGCGACAGAGAACTGTGGTGCTTCCCCAAGGGGCATGTCGAGGACGGCGAGTCCGAGTTCGGGGCAGCGTGCAGGGAGTTCGAGGAAGAGACCGGCATAAGATGTCCGAGCATCAACAGGAACGACTACGAGTGGCACGGCGGGGTCAGGCAGCGGAACAACAAGAGGGTCCACGTGTTCTCGATAGAGCTGGTGGATGACGACATAGACCCGGACAGTTGCAGGTCGAACACCTTCAAGTGGGAAGACGGCTTCACGTATCCGGAAATAGAGAAGTACGCTTGGATGACGCTTGACGAAATCATGGAAGCCGATAGAATCAGGGCTTATGACTACATATACGAGAAAATTAGGCGCGAGGCTCTCGGACTTGAATAAG